CGTCAGCCAATTAGTTCCGTCGAACTGGATTTGATACCCGACGTTCGCACCATCGAATCCGTCCGAGTTGGTCGAGATCGCACAAAGAACTTCGCCCTCGGGAATTCTTACATCGTCGCTGGTGTCTACTCCGTTTGGAATAGTGACGGTCAAAACATTCATGAGTACACCTGTGATTCGATTTCCCAAGAACCGTCTTCGTCATCCAATGCAGCCTGGACGTCAGCCTCGCGCAAGATCGCTTCATCGAGAAGCTTTAACTCTTCGAGAAGCGACTTTCGGAACGCAACATGATCGACCGACGTTCCGCCGTCAGCGGTCATTGCATTTGGCTTGCCACCGACCGTAAAGATCGTCATCGATGCAAGCGTACTTGCGACCGTTGCTCGTCGTGCTTTGAGATCTTCCAATACGCCCATGCTGCCCTCGTAGCCCTATCCTAAGATCGAACTGCTCACCTCAGTAGCCGAGCCGCTTCTGTTCGTCTTCATCGAATAGCCGTTGCTCTTCGTCGGTCAGCATTCCTTGTCTTGCGGCCTTCGCTCGAATTCCAGCAAGCCTTAGCGCAGCAGCACGGTCAGCCGCCTTGCGAGGGTCGAGGCATTTGACTTTCAATTGATACTTGACCGGATCGAGTTGCTTCCCAGGCTTTTCAGGATCCGAAGTTGTCGCAATGTACCAACGGATCGCCTCTGATTCGTCGCAGCAGTCGATTTCTTTTTTCGGAAGATTATCCGTCGCATTGGCCGGACTGACTTCGAATTTGTAACCGTTGCCGATCGTTACTGCTTCCGATGGTCGAATCGGCCTGAGTGCAGAAGAATCCTTCTGTGCCAGCAATGATTCCTCCCGAGCCTGCAACGCTTCTTCCCTGGCCTTCATTGCAGCTTCGGCGGCCTCAAGCTTTGCCAATCGTTCTTCAAGTGAAGGTTGTGGTTCTGCTGCCTTGTCGGTCTTTTTTGCGTCGGACATTTCAATCGCTCCTGAGTTGTGAAAAAACGGTACGTTGCAAATTCTAGTCTTCTTTTTTTGCAGACGCTATAGGCATGAAAAAAGCCGCCCAGTGTTACCCAGGCGGCTTTCGATCCGTCCCTTCCAACTCCACGACAAGTGGTTTCTTAGGTGCACTTGACCATCTTCAGCCGATCGCGAACCGTCGGTGCGCCACGCTCGGAGGTCTTGTATCGCACCACAATGTCCCTGGTGAATCCGACTTCGGAATCCTTGCCGGACTGAGTTACAGTCAACGGCCAGTTCTCCATGTAAACGAAAGCTTCTCGCGGTCGACCGGCGAACCAAGTCGTGTCGTTGCTCGTTCGCTGCCGAACGTACTGGCTCGTCAGGACGCGAGCGTTCGCATTGACCGAGTTGCCAGGAACGTAGGTCTGGGTGTTCCCCGAGTTCGTTCCGCTTCGCGTTTGGTTTGCAGCCATGATTCGACCAGCAAGGTTGCTCAACGCCTTGGGAACCAGGATCGTGTCGAGGTCGATCGAAATCGGCTCGCCAGTGATCGGGTCGGTCATCGTGTTGAACTTCTGCTCGACCGTATCGATCGAGGTAAAGTCTGCCAGCGTGTTCGACGCAGTGTTTTCGGCTTGGTAGGTTGCAACTGCCGACGCACCGTTTCGACGGTACACGGTCACGATACCGCAAACGACGTCGAGGATTCGCTTCTCGCGATTGACACCGACTCGCTCACCGGTCTTCCCGCATTCGCTCATCAGCACACCGGTTCGATCGAAAAAGATCGCTTCGGCGGTGACGTTGAGGATCAAACCGCGCTTGATCGTCTCGGGAGTATCAACATACTCTTCGCCGAAAATCGCGTTCGGGTATTCCCCGCCTTCGGCAACCACATCGATGTCATCGCCAAGCCGTCCCACGCCAGGAATACGCTCACCGGAGAACACGGTCGGAATTACTTCCACCAGTTGCGTACCGATCAATTCCGGAGCGTTGTACCCGTTCAGCGTTGCCGTGTAGGTGATCTGGCCGAGGATGTTTGCGAACTGAGAAGTGTCGACCAGTTCCGCAGACTCGCGGATTTGATATCCACCCCCACCGGTCGGACGTAGCATCGCTACCGCCTCGCGTCCCTCGGGAACAAACTGCTCGAAAAGTTCGCGTACCGACCACCGATCGGCAAGGCTTCCAGCATCCTGTTCGAGCGACTGACGGAAGTCTTCCATGAAGCGTTCAATCGCGTTGTCTCGGATCGATGCCTCGTAGAGCCGTCGCAGAGTCTGGTGACGGCTTGTTTTCACATTTCGCATGGTTCTATTTCAATTCTCAAAGAGAAAACTTACCGCCGCCCCCACGTTGAGGACCGCTTGTTTTTGGTGCTTTACAGGGCTTGGTTGCAGACGAACAAATCGGCCTTGAGTGCTTGCTGTGCAGCAGTCCCGTTCTTCACGCCCAGGCCAGCCGAGATTTCGGTCGCGTTGGCATAGGTGCGATCGAGCATCTTGTAGACCACCGAACCGTTGACACGGAAGGCGATATCAACCAGCGTCGAAGTCTTTGGAACGATGTCGATTTCCAGCAACTGGAAGTCGGCACTTGCGGCCAAGTAAGCCGTCTTGTTGATCGTGTTGGTTGCCGTCAGTTCGGCGATCGTTTGGGTCGTACCGTCCGAGTAGATCACAAACAGGCTCGTGCTTCCGTCCTTCGCAAAGAACCCCGCACCGGAGAAGTCAGCTTTGGGCCCTGCGCCGTCGTCTCGCAGAGCGTTGGCAGTCATCGCGTTCATCAGACCGACGAACACATTTGCTGCGTTGGTCGCTGCCTGAGTGAACTGGGTTCGTGCTGCAAGGGCGATCGGCTTTTGGTTGACGATCTTAAAGATTTCTTTGGTTGCAACGTACCCTTCGTCGTTGTCGGCAACCGTTCCGTCCGATGGGCTGATCGTCAGCACACCACCGAATTCATCACCGACTGCTGCGGTTCCAGAATCGGTAAGCGTCGAAGTCCATTCGGCAGAATTCAGGCCGATGAAGTGATCGACCACTCCGAACGTTCGCACTGCTTTGATGGCCGAATCTGGCTCAAGTAAACCCTTCATAATGTTCTACCCTTTGATTTGTTGATCGAAAAAAACAATGCGACGAAAATCTAGTTGAGGGCTCTTCGGAAGTCCTCGGAGGTCTTCGGATACTCGGTCGGACCGGAGCTTTCCTGCATGATCGAGCCGGTTCGAGCGGGTCGAGTTTTGGAAACGTTTCCAGACTTCCAGCTCTTGACCAGTTCGTTTCGCTCGGATTCTTTCAGCGGAAGCAGAGCCTTGATCTTGACCTCGGAGACCTCGATCTGCGACTCGGTAAGCATCGCTCGGCAGTTCGACCGTTGGAGCTGCTCTTGCAGACCGGAGATTTTGGCCTTGTACGATTCTTCCATCTTGGAGTCCATTTCTTCGTCGGCCATCGCACCTGCGCCAGCCGCACCGCCGCTCATCGCTTCGGATGCCTTGTCGGATACTGCAAGCATCAATTTCAGCTTGGCAAGCTTGCCCACGGTATCGAGCGAATCATCGTCGAGGACTTGCATCATCGCAGCCTTGAACGCACTCTTGAGCCCGTCAGCAGGATCCATGTCTTCTTCGCCGTAGCCTTCTTCCATTGGCTTTTTCATGCCTTCGCCCATCGGCTTTTCTTCGGGCTTCATTTCCATTTCGCCGAGCATGGGATACTGGTCCATCGCCTCTTGCAAGCACTCGACAACTTCCATTTGAGGACGCTGTGCAGGCTTGCAGGATTCAACGATTTGACGGAAGGTTTTTTTCATTTGGATTCGCTCCGAAGTGTTTGGCTCTTGGACTTGCCCGACCGGTGATTTGCTATACCCTACCCAGGAAATGCTCACCAGAAAACTTAACGCGACTATTTTTGATTGCGTAGATCAGACATAGCTTTCATGCGCTTTGCCTTCTGTTGCATTCGCATCGAAACAGGGTCCAGGATATCGCTCTTGATTTCCATCTCGGCCATTCTCTTGGCTCGTCTTTTCATCCGTGATTTCATGGGGCTAGCCGGTTGGTAGCTCTCGAACAGCCCTTCGTTCGTCGCTGGATCGGCAACCACATCGACCGACTTGACTTCGTACATTTCAACCACTCGACGTTCGCCGTCGATGATTTGCTCATCCCCACCGGCATCATGAGACAGACCGAAGATTTCAGGGAATCGCTGTGCAGCCTCAACGAGCTGCTTCGTCATTGGGTGGCTCTTGATGTAATGCAGGTCGGCGTAGATCGAGCCTTCCCTGTACCGGACGTTGCGAAGCACACCCCAGCGGTCTTGCA